GCCAGACGGAGTGTTCCTACTGTACATCCTAGAAAGGAGGACAGAAGCATGGATAAATCCACGCAGAACAATCTCTGTCGAGGTCTTCGAGCATGCGGTATTCCGAAGAAGCAAGCTAACCAGATTCTGAACATAGTTCAGAAGTGGGATCGTGAAAATGGTCCCGAGTGGACAGTCAAACGCATCAAAGCCTTGCGGCAATGGTACGAGACAAGTCTTTCTGGAAAGCCGGAGCCTCCGGAATGGTTTAAACATTCAAAAACCGGTCTCCCCGTGGGGATCTGGGGCTGGGTGTTTAGACTGCCAGTTGCCAAGGCACTGGGTGTGCTATCATGTAGCACTGTCTATTATGAACACACCGTGTCGGAAGCCCAGAAGGAGAAATTCCTTCATGGAATCCATGGTAACTCTCGCCAAGATTGGCAGAAACTTGAGGCTTTACTAGAGGGTACTAGGCATTTCCGTAAGGGAAGTAAGACCTACGTCATCCAAAAGTTACCACTCGTTATGCCAAACATGAAACTGCCTACCCTCTTTGATATGAATGGGAGTTGTCCCGTTCATGAGGGCAAGAGGACGAAGCGCGCCAATGGAGACATTGGTAAAGCGCTGGAAATTCTCAAAGAATCTTGGGAAAGTGTGCCCCAGCCCACTTTTGACTTCCTGTTAGATCAGGATAAGTTGGACTGGCTGCCCATAGAAGTAGCTGGTAACAGCTATCAACTAGAGCTGAATAGGCCGCATACTAAGATCGTCGGACGGATCGCTGTAATCCAAGAGCCTGAGCTTAAGCCCAGGATCGTGGCCAACCCTAATAGGGTGGTACAGGTTACTCTTGATCCCTTGCGGAAGGTCTATATGGCCACCGTACGCCACCTCAGGTCAAGTTGCATATTTGACCAGGAAAGTGGAATGGAGTGGGTTCGCAACCAACTCCAAGAGGGGACTACCTTGGCAGGTAGTGATTTAACATCAGCATCAGATCTTTTAGACCTGGATGCCTCCCTGAACTTGGTTGATAGAGTCTTCGGGTTTTCCCGGATCTCAGGATACCAGGAATATGTTGACTACTTTCGAGAGGTAAGTCGTAGCGAATGGGCTTGCTCATTCCTCGATGAGCCTGTCAGGTGGGAACAAGGTGATCCTTTG